CTGTTTATAAGGTTACATCTTAAACAGTCTAAAGAATAATCAAACCGCCTTCGGGCGGTTTTTTATTGGAATAAATATGGCAAAGCTTAGTGTCGAAATCATTCATCCAAAAAATGCTGATGTGAATGGTGTGCTGGCAGAGGTTGAGCGCAAGTATGCAGGTAAACCAGCGACGTCAGCCGTCATCGAAGAGGTTGAGCGAGAAGCCGCCCGGTTGATTCGTCGACTGGTTAAAACGAAAGTCACATTCATTAAGGATTAGTTATGGGGCGTCCAACCAAGTACCAGAAGGCGTACGCCGAGCAGGCCCGCAAGCTGTGTTTGCTTGGTTACACTGACGCAGAGTTAGCGGACTTCTTCGAGGTAGATGAGGCCACCATCAACAGATGGAAGATTGCCCATGAAGAGTTTTGCGAGTCCATAAAAAAGGGTAAGAGTGTTGCAGATGGCGAAGTGGCCGCGAAATTATTCCATCGCGCTACCGGATATCAGCATCCTGAGGATGACATTCGTGCAGTAGAAGGCACGATCGTCATCACCCCAACCGTAAAGCATTACCCGCCTGATACTACTGCAGCCATATTCTGGCTCAAGAACCGTCAAAGCAAAAAATGGCGTGACAAGATTGATCATGGCCTTGAGGGGCCGAACGGTCAGCCTCTTGCTGTGCCAATTTTCAACGTGACGTTTGGGAATGAAAATGACAACAGCGATGACGACGGAGATAAAGGCGCTTAAATTCGCCCCCAAATTCAAACCTCTCTTTAAGCCCATTCGCTACAAGGTATTCCGTGGAGGGCGAGGCGGCGCGAAGTCATGGGGCATTGCCCGCGCTTTGGTCATCATGGCGGCGTCAAAGAAACTCCGCATTCTCTGCACCCGTGAGGTTCAGAACTCGATCAAGGATTCAGTACACAAACTGCTGAAAGACCAGATTGAGATGCTGGGCCTCAACCCGTGGTTCCGCATCACCAACGAGATGATCACCAGCGCCTGTGGCAGCGAGTTCCTGTTTAAGGGGCTTCGGTTCGACCCACTCGGCATCAAGTCGACCGAGGGCGTAGATATCTGCTGGGTAGAGGAGGCGCAGTCGGTATCTGCCGATTCGTGGGACATCCTTATCCCGACCATCCGAAAAGAAGGCTCGGAAATTTGGGTGTCATTCAACCCTGGCGAAGAAACGGATCCGACATACCAGCGATTCGTCGTTAATCCGCCAGACAATTGCGTCACGGTTGAAGTTAATTACTACGACAACCCCTACCTACCGGATACGCTCCGCAAAGAGATGGAGTACTGCAAACGCATCGATTACGAGGCGTACGAGCATATCTGGCTGGGTAAGCCGAAATCCATTTCCGAGGCTGTAATATTCAAACGTCGTTATAAGGTTGAAGCGTTTCCGGACGACTTGTGGCAACAGGCAGACCGCCTGTTCTTCGGTGCCGACTTCGGTTTCGCCAATGACCCCAGCACGTTAATACGAATGTTCATGCTCGAAAACAAGCTCTATATCGAATATGAGGCATACGGGGTAGGCGTCGAACTGGATGAGATGCCGCAGTTTTACGACTCGATACCAGAAGCGCGACGCTGGCCTATTAAAGCCGATAACGCACGGCCTGAAACCATCAGCCACATTGCCAGAAAGGGATTCAGTATTGATGCCGCAGCTAAATGGAAAGGTAGCGTTGAGGATGGTATTGCCTACCTGAAAGGGTTTGAGGAAATCATTATCCACGAACGCTGCAAGCATACCGCCGACGAATTCCGGCTCTACTCCTACAAAGTCGACAAAAAGACCAATGAAATTCTCCCGGTCATCGTCGATGCTCACAACCACTGTATAGACGCCATTCGCTACGGTCTGGACGGTTATATCACCAGTTCCGATAGCCTTGGCACCTGGGCGCAACTTGGCAGAGGCTGAACATGTCCGAAACACAAAGCGTGTCGCAGCCTGTACCGACGCGTGACAGCTATGAAAACTTCGTCGCCCGCATGGGCGTCAACGAATCAAACCAGTCAGGCGCCGGCACCTACAAAAATAACTGGACGTCACGCAACCGCCTCCTCATTGAACAGGCCTACCGTTCGTCCTGGCTGGTTGGTGCTGGCGTCGATGCTATCCCTGATGACATGACCCGCAAGGGCGTCACCATCACTTCGAAGCTGGAAGGCGGGCGCAAGAAGAAGCTGGATAACGTATGGGATGAGATGGGGTTGTGGGAAGCACTCAACGATACCCTGAAATGGGCGCGCCTGTATGGCGGTGCGGTAGGCGTCATCCTGATTGACGGGCAGAACTACTCCACGCCGCTACGCATTGACGCTATCGAGCCAGGCGCATTTAAGGGCGTCATGGTAATGGATCGCTGGATGCTCAACGCGACCACCGAGCGCCGGGTAACTGAGCTGGGACCAGACTTTGGTATGCCAGAGTTTTACCGGGTGGTTACCTCTGCTACGGGCATCCCGCCGTGGCGCATTCATCATTCCCGGCTAATTCGCTTCGACGGTATCCCACTGCCTTATCAGCAGCGCCTGACAGAAAACGACTGGGGGATGTCGGTAATTGAGCGCTGCTTCGATCGCCTGATGGCATTCGACAGCACAACAACCGGCGTAGCTCAGCTGATTTACAAAGCTCACCTGCGCACGTACAGCATCAAAGACCTGCGTAAATTGCTGGCATTTGGCAAAGATAATGCCGCGTTCAAAGGCCTGATGGCGCACATGGACATGATTCGCCAGTACCAGAGCAATGAAGGTATGACGATCATGGACGCCGAAGACAAGTTTGAGGCGCACACATATTCGTATGCCGGATTAAGCGATGTACTGGCGCAGTTCGGGCAGCAGGTATCAGGGGCTTTCGGTATCCCACTGGTGCGCCTGTTCGGGCAATCACCGGCTGGTTTCTCAACGGGTGATACTGACCTCGCAAACTACTACGACAACGTGTCCACACAGCAGGAGCGAAAACTCCGGCGCCCGGTTCGCAAATTGTTCGAAGTGCTGCACATGAGCCTGTTCGCTTCGCCGTTACCGGATGATTTCTCATTCGAGTTTAACGAGTTGTGGCAGACGCCAGACAGTGAGCGAGCTGATACCGCTACTAAGGTGGTGGCCGCAACTGTTCAGGCTGTGGATGCAGGCCTGATGACCGAAAAAGCCGGGGCGCAGCATCTGCAGGAAACAGCACGCATTACCGGCATCGGGGCAACCATCAGCGACGAGGATATTGATAATGCCAGTGACATCCCGGCGCCGACAGAGAAAGACCTCGATAACGTCGAAGCCACCGAATCTGAAACGGGCCGAGAGCCAGCTGCGAACACAACTACGACAGATAGCGCGTACGGTGGGCGCAATAGTCGAGGGTTCTTACGATGGTTCAAATGACAGCGTAACGGACATTCTCGACCGGCTTGAGCGATACGCTGACCTGATTGAACCGTGGTCTGAGGCGGTCTCTAAGCGTCTCATCAGCACGCTGGAAATTGCCGACGATGCTATGTGGCGTGAGCGCTCTTATCAAATCTCTGCAGGCCTTCGTGAACTGATGGCAGGCAGTCAGGGGCAGATTACCCGCAGCATCATTGAAGAGCAGGTGAAACTGTTCAAGTCATTGCCGCTGCAGGCCGCTGACCGTGTTTATGACATTCATAATCAGGCGATTGAGGCCGTTGTTGCTGGTAAGCGCTCCAGTGAGCTGAAGCAGGAAATCATGCGCACTGGCGAAGTGACTGAGGCGCGGGCCCGCACCATTGCCCGCACTGAGGTTGGTCGGGCATCAACAGCAATCACCCAGGCGCGCTCAACTGCAATAGGCTCTCAAGGCTATATCTGGCGCACCGCTGAGGACAGCGACGTGCGCGATTCTCACCGGCACATGAACGGGAAATACGTTGACTGGGCAAAACCGCCAACGCTCGACGGTATGACCGGCCACGCTGGCCAGTTCCCAAACTGTCGGTGTTATGCAGAACCTGTCGTTCCCGAGGATTAACGATGCAATATTTCTATACCACCCGCCTCGGCAACACTCGCTATGAGATGGCCGATGGCTCTCTGTTGTGCAAAGACGTCCCCATCGCCCGCACCGGCTCGCAGGTTTATGACGAAAGCGAGTTGCCTGGCATCATTGGTGATGAGGACGGAGAGATAGTCGTAACCCGCGATGCAGATGAGGTATTCAGACCGGAAACGCTCGCTTCATTCGAGGGTATGGCGTTCACGCTGGGCCATCCAAAAGACATGGTTAACCCGGGGAATTGGAAAGACCATGCGCATGGACATATTCAGAACGTCCGGCGCGGAACTGGTGACCAGTCCGATTTAATGCTGGCAGACATTCACATCAAGACATCCGAAGCCATTCAGGAAGTGATGAATGGTCAGGATCAGATATCCATGGGCTACGACGCAGAGTATGAGCAGATCGGCCCTGGAAAAGCCCGACAACACACAATTATTGGTAACCACTGCGCGAGCGTTCCTAACGGACGTGCAGGCATTCGCTGTTCAATTGGAGATAGCATATCAATGGCAAACAAAAGACAGGGCTGGCTTACCCAGCTGAAACGGGCAATCAAAACCAAGGATTCCGCCACCATGGAAGAACTGGTCGAAAACGCCCCCACAGAACTGATTGAGCCGGAACTGGATTTGCCACGCGCGCTCAATATTACGATCAATCCCGCGCAGCCGCTGCCACCGAATAAAGAGCTCGGCGGCCTGACCACCGATGAAGGTGAAAATGGCGGCGCGCAGACTAACAGCGAGCTTGAAGCTAAAGTAGACGCGCTGGCGCTTCTGGTTCAGCAGCTGATCAACCCGGCCTCTACGGCAACCGTCGACAGCGACGACCCGGAGGAGAAGGAAGAAAAAACCCGAGCAACGACCGATGCTGCTTACCATCAGGGCGTCGTGGCTCGCGCTGAGCTCATCCTTCCGGGCGTTAAGCTGCCAGAAGGCGGTAAGTTGGCGGCGTTCAAGCGCTCCACTATGGACGCGGCTTTCAAGACGCCAGAAGGTAAGTCGCTGCTTACTCCGCTGGTTGGAACTTCGCCGGACTTCGCCAAAATGCCCAAGGCAACGCTGGATGCGGTATTCGTGTCCGCAAGCGAAATTGCCAAGGCGCGTAACAGCGCCCCGGCAACCACCGGCCACGCATCCTTCTACGACGCATCAAACAAAAACTCTCCGGCTGCTCTGAATAAGGCATTCGCCGCCCACTGGAATAAATAAGGGAAAAACCCATGGTTGCATACCTGTACCGGATGCCAGTCGGCATCGCCGGGGCTATCTCACGCCCGCAAGACCTGACCACCGAGCCGGTGATTCTGGACTCAACTAACACTTTCAGCGCTTATGGTCTCGCCGGCAAAAACAGCGCTGATGGCAAATTCATCCCGCTGGCAGCGTCAGACGCGGCGACAGTCATTACCGGCCTGTACGTTCGTCCTTATCCGACTACCTCAACGCCTGACATGGTTCGCCAGGTCGGTTCCGGCAAGAACTTCACTGGTGACGTGATGAAACGCGGTTACATGACCGTGAACATCGGCGGCACAGCGGTGAACCTGACTAAAGGCGCACCGGTTTATGTGCGTAATGCCAACCCAACCGACGCTAGCCCGCTGGGCGCAATTCTGGGCGCAGAAATCACTGACGAAACCGTCGTGCTGCCGAATGCCGTTTTCACTGGCGCAGGCGATGCCGCTGGCAACGCTGAAATCGCATACAACATCTAAGGGAACCGCTACATATGTTAACTTTTGACCAAGCCACCGTTGACGGTACTGGCGCTTTCCTGGTTGGCGAGCTTGAGCGCCTCGATCAGGAACTGAATATGCCTCTGGTGGGGTATACGTGGTCGCGCGATATTCAACTGCGCGAAGATGTATCTATCGCCGATGACATCAGCTCTTTCACCAACTCCACATTTGCTGCTGCTGGCACGCCAAATCCGAACGGTAAAAACTGGATCGGCAAAGACTCAACCGCCATTGCTGGCCCGAACGTCGATATCGCAAAAACTGGCTTCCCGCTGACCCTGTGGGGCATGGAGCTGGGATGGACAGTCGTCGAGCTGGCAGCTGCTGCAAAAGTCGGTCGCCCGATCGACACGCAGAAGTACGACGCGATGCAGCTGAAATGGAATATGGACACCGACGAACAGGTTTATCGTGGTGACAGCCAGCTGGGCGTGAAAGGACTCACTAACTATAACGGCGCGGCTGTAACCAATGCGCCGAAAACGTGGGCAACCTCAACCGCAGACGAAATCCGGGCATCAATCAACCTGCTGCTCTCTAATGCATGGGCAGCGTCTGGCTACACCATCGTTCCACGTGATCTGCTGCTGCCGCCTGAGCAGTTTGCTCTGCTGTCCAGCATCATCGTCTCCTCCGCTGGTAACCAGTCTCTGCTGACCTATCTGCGCGAAAATACGATCGCCTTCCATCAGAACGGGGTTCCGCTGAACATCCGCGCGGTTAAATGGCTGAAAGGTGCAGGCGTCGGCGGCACTGACCGCATGATGGCTTACACCAACGATAAGAAGTTTGTGCGTTTCCCGATGGTGCCGCTGCTGAGCGTGCCGGTGCAGTATCGCGGCATTTACCAGCTGACCACCTACTACGGAAAGCTGGGCGCAGTTGAGTCTCCGTACCCGGAAACCATGGCGTATCTGGACGGCATCTAAACCAATCCGGCCCCGAAAGGGGCCAACAGGAGCTGCAAATGGCTAAGAAGACGATTCGCGTCCACACCCCATTTAATTTCACATCTGAAGATGGCACCAGTCAGCACTTTGCGGCCGGTGAGCATACCGTTGACGACAAGGTAGCGGAGCATTGGTTTGTCACCGCGCACTCTGACGTTACCGGCAAGGCAAAAGCCAGCGCCGACACGAAAGAGTTCCAGGCACAAATCGACAGCCTGACCGCGCAGCTGGCAGAGAAAGACAAAGCGCATGCCGAGTTGCAGCAGTCGGTAGCAGAAAAGGATCAGACCATCGCCGATCTGACCGCACAGCTGGCAGCCCTGCAAGCACCCGTAACTGAACCGGCAGCGGAAGGTGATGCTGATGGCAAGAAACCAAAATCTGCCGACAGTAAGTGATTTTCGCCGCGACTTCCCGCAGTTCATTGACGACACCAAATACCCAGACGCAGTAATTGAATTCCGCCTTAACCTCGCCGATATGCTGATTGACGGCTCCGCCATGGGGAACATGTTCCCTTATCTGGCAGAGCTGTTTGTCGCGCATTACATGGTACTGAATGCCGCTGATACAGCAGCAGGTGCGCTGGGTGGCGCAGGTGGCGCAACAAGCGGAGTCGTTGCATCCAAGTCGGTAGATAAAGTCAGTGTGAGCTACGACAACAACTCAACGCTCAATGCCGACGCGGGCTTCTGGAACTTCTCCCGCTACGGTGCTGAGTTCTGGCAACTGTTGATGCTCTTCGGATATGGCGGTATCCAGTTATGAAATCAGGTATTTCTGTTCGTGCTGATAAAGCGCAATCCATTGTGGACGCCCTTAAAACCCTCGCTAACAAGGATGTTCTGGTGGGCATCCCGGAGTCGAAAGACGAACGCGATGATGGCGATATCGGGAATGCGGCGATCGGCTACATCAACGAGAACGGGTCGCCGGCGCAGAACATCCCGCCGCGACCTCACCTCAAGCCTGGCGTTAAGTCAGTCGAGCAGGATTTCATGCCTCACCTGAAGGCGGCCGCACAGAAAGCACTGGAAGGCAATGCAGAAGGAGCGGTGACGTCGCTTGATCGAGCCGGGACGGTGGCGGCCAACGGGGTGAAGCGGTACATCACCATTACCGGTTTTACACCGCTGGCGGATGTCACCATCGCCAACCGACTGCGCCGTGGTCGTACCGGTAACAAACCACTCATCGATACCGGCGAATACCGTCGCTCTATCACACACATTGTGAGGGATAAAGATGCTGCCGACACTTGATGTTACTGACGTGCTGCTGTCACCTGAATTCCTCGACACAACGCTTGTGGTGAAACGCAACGAGCAGATAGTGGATAAGGATGGCTTCCCATCAAATATCACGACAGAGACGCCGTTTGGCGGTGTTGTTACGGTCGACCGGTCACTGGAAGCAAGGCGAATGCAAGCTGGGCAGGTCATCAGCGGGGCAATCCTGATTGTGACTCAGTATCACCTGACAAGTGGCAATACCGGTATTGATGCGGATGTTGTTACCTACCGTGGTCGTGATTATCGCGTGACGTTTGTCGATCCTTATACCGCTTATGGGGCCGGGTTCGTGCAGGCGCATTGCGAGTTGCTGCCATTTGATGGAGGCCCGCGTGAGTAATGACAGTACATCTCCGGGATATCTCACGCCTGTCAGTGACAGTCAGGCTTATGACGAAGCGCTTGAGCGTCAGTTAAGCCAGTGGGTTAAGGCACTATTTGGGCTTCCTGATGGCATGGTTCGGCCTCGCTGGACAGCAGTTCAGGCAGCATTGCCGGCAGCATCTGCTAACTGGTGCGGGTTCGGGATTGTCGATATATCCCCCGACAACACTCCGGCTTTCACCCAACAAACGGATGACAGCAATCAACTGTGGCGTCATGAAGTGGTCGAGTGCATGGCGTCGTTTTATGGCCCGGGCAGTCAGGGGATCGCCACCAGATTCCGCGACGGCCTGACGGTTGAGCAAAATAACGAAACACTGAATCAGGTTGAACTGACGCTTGCTGATTACAGTGGACTCACCGCATTTCCCGAACTCATCAATAACCAGTGGGTGCGCCGGTATGACATGACCGTCCGCCTGCGCCGCAAAGTTATCCGCGATTACAGCATTAAATCTCTGGTCGAAGCGCCAGTATCATTCTTTGGAGAATAACCTATGGCACAGGGCTTACCTGTATCCAACGTAGTGAACGTTGATGTGATCATGTCGCCACGCGCGGCTACTGGTCGTAACTTCGGTGCGCTGCTGATCCTCGGTTCTTCCACTGTCATTCCGGTGCAGGAGCGCGTTCGCCTTTATGCGTCCGTTGAGGACATTGGCGAGGACTTCGGAGTCGACAGCCCGGAATATGAAGCGGCGCAGGTTTTCTTCAGCCAGTCGCCGAAGCCGACGCAGGTTTATATTGGCCGCTGGGCGAAGACGCTGGCGGAAGGAGAGGCCGGGGCGGTGGAAACCTTGCTGCAGGCGGTTAATGCCTGCCTTCAGTATACCAACTGGTACGGGCTGGCAATTGCCGACAGCGCCGATCTGGTTGAGGCTGACGTGATTTCCGTTGCTGCTGCTATTGAGGCATCCAGCCTGAGCCGCATTCTGGCTGTTACCACTGCTGATGTGAATGTGCTGGTGTCCGGCAATACCGACAATATCGGCTACAAACTGAAAGCCGCTGGCTATGCCCGCACATTCTGGCAGTACAGTTCCAGCAGCAAATACGCCGCTATCTCGGCCTTTGGCCGCGCATTCACGGTGAATTTCACCGGCAACAACACCACGATCACCCTGAAGTTCAAAACCGAGCCGGGCGTGACGTACGAAACGCTGACGACCGCACAGGCGTCCGCTATTGATGCCATTAACGGTAACGTCTACGTCTACTACGCCAACGATACAGCGATTATCCAGCAGGGTGTCATGGCGAACGGAGACTTCTTTGATGAGCGCCACGGCCTCGACTGGTTGCAGAACTACGTGCAGACTAATCTGTTTAACCTGCTGTACACCTCAACCACCAAAATTCCGCAGACAGAAGCCGGTATCACCCGACTTCTTACCAATGTAGAGCAGTCACTCGACCAGGCTGTTTCAAACGGGCTTGTGGCGCCGGGAGTCTGGAATGGTGGAGACATCGGGCAGATTTCCTCAGGGGATACTCTGACGAAAGGTTATTACGTCTATGCGCAACCGCTCGCTACCCAGGCGCAGGCAGATCGCGAGGCACGTAAAGCCCCATTGATTCAGGCCGCCATCAAGCTGGCGGGCGCCGTTCATTACGCTGATGTTCAGATTAACGTTGTTCGCTAAGGGGACATAAATGCCAACTTACAGCTTTATTGACGTGTCAGCATCCCTTACCGGACCGACTGGCGTCGTTGACCTTGGTTATGGCTCTGCCAACTCTGAGGAAGGCATTACCGTCACTATGACGGAAGCCAAAAACACCATGACCACCGGTGCCGATGGTGAAGTCATGCACAGCCTGCACGCAGGCAAGTCAGGGACAATTACGGTCAACCTGCTTAAAACGTCCCCGCTGAATAAAAAACTGTCGCTGATGTACAACGCGCAAAGTCAGTCCTCTGCACTGTGGGGCAATAACGTCATTCTGATCCGCAATAAATCTTCAGGTGACATTACTACCGCACGGTCCGTCGCTTTCCAGCGCCAGCCAGACCATTCGAATGCCAAAGTCGGTAATACCGTCGCATGGGTCTTTGACTGCGGCAAAATCGACCAGATCCTCGGGGAGTTTTAACAGATGGAGTTTGAAATCAAAGGCGTTCAGTACCGCACTGCAAAACTCAGCGTTTTCGACCAGTTAAAAGTATCACGAAAGCTTCTCCCGGTTCTGGCCGGGATGATGGCTGACTTTCAGAGCATCAAGGCTGCAACACAGGGAGGCGATGTTTATAAGGCGATGGAAACGGCACTGCCGAAAATTGCTGACTCGCTGGCTGACATGACTGAAGAGGATACCAACGCGATCATCTTCCCTTGCCTCTCCGTTGTCTCTCGCAAGAATGGAAATGCCTGGGTACCGGTAATGAATCAGGGTGAGCTGATGTTTGATGACATCGATCTGTTAAGCATGTTGCAGATGGTTGGTCGGGTGGTAGGCGACAGTCTGGGAAATTTTTTGCCCGCAGCCCCCGGCAGCGAGACTGCGCCCCGGTAAGTGGCCTGACCCTCGATTCGCTCCCTGATGGTGAAGATTACCTGATGCGCCCGGTAGATGCCGGGTACATCACTTATACAGCTCTGAAAGATGGGTCAGTTGACCTCGCGGACATTGCCAGGATGAACGACTGGCTGGATATCAAAGCAGATAACAATGCCCGCATTCGCCGCTGGGAACAGGACAACCAATGAACGCTGAAACCATTAAAGACTTCCTTGTTTCACTAGGCTTCCAGATTGACGATGCCGGGGCGCGTAAGTTTGATGCTGTCATCGCAGGAACTACCGCACAGGTTGTAAAAATGGGCGTGGCTGTCGAGGCCGCTGCTCTTTCGGTTGTTGGTTATACCGCAAAAATCGCCAGTGGGTTGGATAACCTTTACTGGGCATCACAGCGCACAGGTGCCACGGTCGCAGGCATTAAGGCTATCGGCTATGCCGCATCACAGGTTGGATCCAGTGCTGAGGCCGCACGCGGATCACTGGAAAGCCTGGCCCGGTTCATGCGTAACAATCCCGGCGCTGAGGGTTTCCTGAACCGGCTTGGGGTTCAAACGCGTGATGCCAGCGGCAACATGCGGGATATGGCGACGATCTTTACCGGCGTCGGTCAGCGTCTTAGCAGCATGCCGTATTACCGCGCGAACCAGTACGCTCAGATGCTGGGTCTGGATGAAAACACCCTGATGGCAATGCGCCGCGGTATGGGGCAGTTCAGCACTCAATACACGCAAATGGCGAAGGCGATCGGCTTTAATGCTGACCAGGCTGCCGTAAGTTCGAACCGGTTCATGACGTCGCTGCGGTCCTTCGGGCAGATGGCGGGCCTGGCTCGCGACAAAATTGGCTCGAATCTCGCCGAGGGGCTTTCCGGCTCTATCGATACGCTGCGCAGGCAAATCGTCGATAACTTTCCGAAGATTGAACAGACCATTACCAGCGGTGTGAAAGGCATCCTCTGGCTTGCTGAGGTGATTGGCCGTGTTGTTTACCGATTGATTCAGGCAGCAGGTGATATCAAGGACTGGTGGTACTCTCTCGATAAGAGTACCCGTCATCTGATTGAAACGCTCGGCGCTCTCGTTATTGCCTGGCGATTGCTCAACAGTGCGTTCCTGATGTCACCTGTCGGGCGCATTGTAGCGCTCGGCGCGGCGATTATTGGCCTGTATGACGACTATAAAACGTGGAAAGAAGGCGGCCAGTCCCTGATTGACTGGAAGAAGTGGGAGCCTGAAATCCGCAATGCCGTCAAAGGTGTTAATAACCTGAAGAATTCGGTTATGACCCTGCTCGGAATAGACCCACAGACATGGACAGCCAAGTGGGACATGAGCAACCTCATGCACAACCTTGGCGATCTGGCGAAGATGCTGGATGGCATTGCGCGTCTGCTGAATGCCATTAAGGATGGCAGATGGAAAGACGCATACGCGATTGGCCGTGAGTTACTGAGTCAGGGGCAGGGAAATCCTGATGCTTTACCGGTTGTATCTGACAGCGCAAACGGAGCGGCTGACTGGGTGAAGAATAAGTTTGGTTTTGACCCGCGCAGCATTGGACGCTGGTTTAAAGGCGAAGGAAACCTCCCTGACAGGAACAACAATCCGGGCAATCTCCGCTCCGTCAGCACCGGAGGATTCAGGTCTTTCAGTTCGGCTATCGAAGGCTGGGAGGCAATGCGGAACCAGTTGATGCGTTATTTCACCGGTAAAACCACCGGGAAGGCGCTGAAGTCTGTCGCCGATATCGTTTCGACATGGGCGCCATCCAGCGAAAACGACACAGGGAAATACATTGCTGACATTTCTAAGTGGATGGGTGTATCACCGACAGCAGCCTTAAACCTGTCCGACCCCAATACGATGGCTATGCTCATGCAGTCTATGGCCCGCAAAGAGGGATATTCGAACTGGAATAGCCCACTTGCCCATCAGGCTGCTGGAGCGACGTTAAATCAGAATACCGTTATCAACATTTCTGGTGTCAGCGATCCGAGAGAGGCGGGGAACATCATCGCCGGTAAGCAGGCAGGGGTTATGGCTAACGGTATTCAGCAACTTCAGACAGGGCCGCGATAATGGATATTCTTTCCACGCTGTTTCAGCAGCAGAGCCGGAAAATCGGAATAATGGTGCCGAGTGTAGTTGTCAGCGAGAAGCACAGCGATACGCTGGAAATTACCGAGCACCCTGTTGAAAAGCCCACGTCATCCGGCGCGGGCTTCGTTGCGGATCACGCCTACCGTCGCCCCAGCGAAGTTGTTATGGAGGTTGGCTTTGCTGGTGGCGGATCGCTGCTGGACTTGCTCGATACCAGCAATATCGGTATCAGCCTGGGGATGTCGCCTAAAGAGGTGTACGCCTCTTTTCTGGAAATGCAGCGCAACCGCGAACTGCTGGACGTCATCACAGGTAAGCGGCAGTACAGCAACATGCTTCTGCGCACGATAGAGGTCACTACCGATAAGACAACTGAAAACGTCCTGTCGGTGGTGCTGACGCTTCGTGAGCTTATTCTTACATCGACGACGACCGTGCAGGTTGCGGACAAAAACGATATGTCGCAGGGCGTGTCCACGTCCGCCACGCAGAACGCCGGAGTTAAATCGCCTGTGCCAAAAAATGAATCACTGCTTTCGCAGATAGCAGGGGGGATCGGGCTGCAATGAGCATCAGCGAAATTCCGCTTTCAGCAGATAACCAGAACTTCGCCATTACCATTGCAGGCACGCAGTACCGCATGCGTCTGGTGTGGCGTGATGAATTCTGGTGCCTTGACCTCCTTAACAGTGATGAAACACCAGTTGCGTTATCGCTTCCCCTGCTGGCTGGTGCTGATCTGCTGGCTCCTTACGCTTACCTTAACCTGGGTTTTTCCCTGTTTGTGAACAGCGATACCGAGGGGCAGGAAAACCCGACGAAAACCGATCTTGGCCTCTACAGCCATTTGTATATCGTGACGGAGTAACCATGTCGCAAAACTGGATTCGACATTTTGAGCTGCAAATTGTCAATGAGAACGGCACCGGGATCATCCTGTCAGATTTCAAAGTGACATTCCGCATTGAATGGGCTGATACGCGGTTTCCGCGCGTGGCGAACGTAAAAATTTACAACGTGTCGCCTGAAACGCAGGCCCGTATCATGGGCGACGAGTTCAGCAAAATACGCATTATTGCCGGGTATGACGGCGCGATGCCGGTTGTGCCGGCCAGTGATGTCGGCGTGGCGCGCCCGGTTTCCGAAAAGGATATCGGGCAGATCAATGGTACGAACTACGGTCTGATTTTCACCGGCGATATACGGTTTACCATCAACGGCAAAGACAACATCACCGATAGCTGGGTGCTGGTGCAGGCTGCCAGCGATTACAATGCGTTCCTGTTCGCCAGCACCAAAACCACGCTAGCCGCCGGGTACACGACGAAAGACCTGCTCGACCTGACGATGAAGGGTTTCAACCCTTACGGCGTCACGCCGGGCATTATCGGTGATATGCCGACAACGGTATTTCCGCGCGGGTTGCCGCTCTATCACTCAAACCGCGACATCATGGATGACATCGCGAAGATGTGCGGCGGTACGTGGCAGATGGTCGACGGTCAGGTGCATGTCGTGCCGTCGGATAAATACGTTCAGGAGGCGATCGTACTGAACTCTGATACCGGACTGATCGGCATGCCGCAGCAGACGATGGGCGGCGGCGTAAATGTGCGCTGTCTGATTAACCCGAACATCAAAATTAACGGTCTGGTGCAGATTGACCAGGCATCAATTTACCGCACCGCGCTGGGTAATAACGAGGTGGCCAGCACACCGGGGAGAGTGACCGAGCAGAACGTTAACGGCAACCTTACCGCAGCGGGGAATGGCACACTGCAAAACCCCGCCAGCATCGCCGCTGATGGTGTTTATATCGTCAAGGCGATTGATTATACTGGCGAGACGCGGGGCCAGCCGTGGTACATGGATATGATGTGTCTGGCGCGCGGGGCGGCTGATTTCCTTAATCAGTCGGCATCGCTTAGAACTGCAATTCCTGGGGCGTAATTTCAACCAAAATGAAAAAGCACAGCTTTGTAATGCTAACTTTATTTTTGCTCTTGGCTGGATGCGCAAAATCTGTAGGTGTTAATCGATCGGAAACAGCGGGACAAAATCCACGGCTATCGATTGCCAAGGACGCACCTCAACCGATAAAGGCTAAAATCGTTAGAGAAGAAAGGCCTGTTGAAGGGCTGGAAGATGCATTCAAAGGTGCGCAGTATGCAAACTTTCGTAGTGCATTCAAAAAGCTCCATTTTTTTACAACAGATCCGGACAAACAAACGCTTCAAAGCGTCTATGTTAAAGTCGGTGGTTATAATCTGACACTTAACCAAATTATCATTTCGATAAAAGAACAGATAGACGAGTGCAAAAGGGTGTCAGCCTATACGGGCGAGAACATTGAGCAGGCATGCATTGATCGTGTTGGTTCTGGTTTGACTCTATTCGCAGTAATGTTGGATGATCCGGGCACCCCTGGAACCACTAAAAAAGCAGCACTTGGAGAAGCAACTATAAACAGAGTTGTTTATTTTGAGCATGCAGCCAGACTGGCGAAGATGCACAACGCCATGTGCGAAAAACAAAATAACTATGGCTATGCCAAAATGGTAACTATTTCTGTGCCATGCAGTGGGTTCAAAGGTGTAGGTATGTAAGCTATCCTCAACGTCCAGTTGGTGCAGGCCAATATGAACGCGCCGCGCGTGTATGGGACGTATGATTGTGTGAAGGTTAAGTAACAAATTTGCCTCTTCTTATTGACGTTTTGCCGTTGAAAGCGCACTTTTTCACTTGCCGGGATCTCAACATCTCACTAAACTTTGCGAAAATTTATCCGATAGATAAATATTAGCAGTGTTTGTTTAGTCGATTATCGACTTCAAGGGGAATTAAAGCATGGCTTTGAGCTACGCTTTCGCGTTGGCAGCAATAACGCAACAAATCAACAAGATGCAGGAATCTGTAAACGGTGCGTTTAAACCGTTGATCTCTACAGTCGCCTGTGAAGCCCCTCGCCGCCTTGATACTGAAGAGGCATTCCGTCGTTGTACAGCTATTGCCCAGCGTTCTCAGGCGCTCGAAGAGATGGCAAGAGAGGGTATGCAACATTTACAAACTCTTCGCCAGTCTCATGCAGGTTACGATGCGGAATCCGTAGCGGTTATTCCTCATCTGGAGGGGCTGGCAAAAGCTAGCCGCAGTGCCAAATTGCACCTGTTAGACATGTTTGCGGAGGCTGAGAAATCTGCAATGTGGCAGGGCAGTAACTTTTCTATGCTTAAGCCGCTTAAAAAGAAATATGTCAGGGCGCTTACGGCTATTGAGAACATAGCTATCCAAATGGCCGCAGAACTCAGGCAGCGCCAGCCATTCTCTGGTGAATTGGTTGCTACCGATATCTCTCGCAAAGATGCTATAGACCTAATTAAATCATCTCACGCTATGCATGGTGCCGAGCCTCCTAAATGGATGTGAAATGGCAAAAGTCAGCATAACTGAGAAATTACAACATAAAGCAGCTGCACATCGTTTTGCTCAAAACCTAGCTCAAAACTTGGCAAGTGATACCCAATTCTGGTGCTTTGGTTCACATGGCGGGTTCGAAAAAAACTACGATGCTATGGCTGCCAATATTAGAAAGATCCACGTAAAACTTGAGGGCGATGCTCCCTGGCCTCCTGAGTATTCTTTGAGCGAAAGGACTTGTAATAATTACTTGGTCTATGCTCAGCATCTTTATGAAGATGAACATTATCAAATACTTGCATTAATTTCGCCAGATGCGCATCAGGTTATTGATAGGATGCTCCCGTCCATAATCAAACTAGCCGAAGAGACTTTTATTGAGTTGCCACTGGAAGAATTAAACAAGCTTAAAACTTATACTGCCTAAACCCGCCACTGAGCGGGTTTTTTATTGCCCGGAGTTTCCCCCTATGCCAATTCCTCTCTCGTCGCAAATCAGCGGCGATCAGCAATTCATGCTCGCAATTCAGCAGGCTATCAGCGCAGGAATCCGCGTGGCGCTTCCCGGAACGGTAGTTTCGTTCGATGCTGAGTCGGTGACGGCTGTCGTACAGCCAGCAATTAAGGGCTACGAACCAGACGCCAACGGCAATCAGGTTTCGATCTCAATGCCGCAGCTCGTCGATGTGCCGGTGGCATTCCCGCGCGGCGGCGGCTGTACGCTGACGTTTCCGGTGAAACCTGGCGACGAGTGCGAGCTGATTTTTAACGATCGCTGCATCGATTTCTGGTGGCAATCCGGCGGCGAACAGGAGCCGGTACACCCGCGCCAGCACCATATCGGCGATGCGATAGCGTTCCTTGGGCCAATGTCGCAGGCGAAGAAAATCAGCGGTATCAGCACTGACGCGGCTCAGTTGCGTACTGACGATGGCGCCGCGTTTGTGGAAGTGGCCGCAGGGCATGACATCACCGTCAAAACGCCTGGAAAACTGACTGCAAACGCCGACGGCGGCGCGGAAATCACCGCACCTGAAATCGTTCTAAACGGCAATGTGACCATCAACGGCAATCTGTCGCAGGGCATGGGATCCAGCGGCGGCATTGCGACAATGCATGGTCCTGTGAACGTAACCAACGATGTTACTGCTGGAGGCAAGAGCCTTATGACACACACTCACAGTGGTGTGGAGATTGGTAGCGGAAACACGGGGACACCTAACTGATGCGATATCGACGCGAAGATGACGACGGCGATTATACCTTTGGCCGGGGTGATGATACCTGGCTGATTAACTCGCCGGAAGCGGTGGCGCAGGCCATAAAAACCCGGTTCCTGCTTTGGTACGGGCAGTGGTTTCTCGATACCAAGGCTGGCACGCCGTGGATACAGTCGGTACTCGGCAAACAGAAGCCGGAAACCTACAACCTTGCCATTCGACAACGCATTCTTGAAACGCCAGGCGTGAATGCGATTAAGGCATTTGATACCACTCTCAATACCTCTTCCCGCCGCGTGATATTCACAGCGACGATTGACACCATCTACGGGACGACGACAGTCACAAGCGAGGCATAATGGCTCTCAATCTCGATACTCTGGGGCTCTCCGCTACGGTGACCGCCTCAGGGATAAGCGCGCCTGATTACCAGACAATCCTGAGCACTATTACCGGATATTTTAAGCAGATTTACGGCACGGATGCCTATCTGGAACCCGACAGCAAAGACGGGCAAATGGTGGCTCTGGTGGCGCTTGCAGTCCATGACGCCAACAATACCGCAGTTCAGGTGTACAACTCGTTTTCACCATCTTCTGCCATGAGCGATGCTCTGACACGGAATGTCAAAATTAATGGCATCACGCGTAAGACGGCGACCAATTCGACAGTAGACCTGACACTAACAGGTACACCCGGAACGCTAATCACAAACGGCTCGGTAAAAGATGCCAACGGCATAACCTGGAATCTGCCGGCCAGAGTCACAATCGGGGTCGATGGTGTGACTATCGCTACAGCGACATGCGCCGAATCAGGTGCTGTTGCCGCTGTCGCTGGCAGCATAACTAAAATCAGCACACCAACCCGCGGCTGGACAGCGGTATCAAATGCACTGGCGGCCACTGTTGGTACAGCAGCAGAGACGGATGCTGAACTGCGGATCCGGCAGCGCCAAAGCGTATCGTTGCCATCAGTGACCCCTTTCGAAGCGGTAGACGGTGCCATAGCCAACATTGCTGGCGTGACGCGACACAAGCTGTATGAGAACGATAAATCTTCAGCTGATGAAAACGGGATTCCCGGTCATTCAATCGCTGCGATCGTGGATGGTGGTAATGTCACCGAGATAGCGCAGACAATTCGTGGGAAAAAAGGGCAGGGTGTAGGAACGTATGGATCAACGACTGTCACGGTACCCGACAAATACGGCAACCCTCATGACATTAACTTTTCACGATCAGTCGATGTCCCGGTTTATGTCGCAATTACTCTTAAGGTATTCACCGGATATACCACCGAGATCGGCGAACAAATAAAACAGGCTATAGCTGATTATATCAATGCGCTGACAATCGGCGATGACGTCCTGCTTAGCCGCATTTATTCGCCAGCCAACCTTGGCGTTGTAAGTGGTGGTAATGCCCGGTATTACGATATTCACGAACTGCTTATCGGTACGTCACCAGACAATGTTTTGCCAGCCAATATCGTTATAGGCTTCAACGAGGCAGCCTCCTGTAGCAAAGCAAACATTCAGATTACGGTGACGTCATGAGCAAATACACCGACCTGATAACTAACTACCACAGGGGAAAGCCCCTGTTTGTCGATCACGTTGACCTTTCAACGCGACCGCTGTCCGACACATCCGTTGCCCTACAAAAACTCATCAGCGCGTTCGACATAGACAGCGCGGTAGGCGTTCAGCTGGACGTCATCGGAGAATGGGTAGGGAGGTCGCGAATTGTCAGTCAGCCTATCTCTGGCATCTATTTTTCATGGGATACAGACGATCTTGGTTATGACCAAGGCGTGTGGCAGGGTCCATATGACCCGGATAGCGGATATACAAGCCTGAGCGATGAAACCTACAGGGTTATTCTCAAGGCGAAAATAGCCATCAACAACTGGAACGGGCAGAACGACACGCTTCCGCCAATTCTTGAAACTGCGCTGGCTGGTTCCGGGCTGAAAATGCAAATCGTAGACAATCAGGATATGACCATTTCGGTCTGGGTCTTTCCGGAAACAGATATATCAGACGTATCTCTGGAACTCATTGCGGCAATAAAGCAGGGGTATCTCACAGTCAAAGCGGCGGGGGTGTGGGCCGGGGATATCCGTATACCGTCTATCGAGGCGCCATCTCAGGGTAGTAAATTTTTTGGTTTCGACATGGATAACGAGTTTATCTCGGGATTCGATATTGGGGCATGGGAGAAAACACTTTAATGGCTAACAATGAAATAAAACCATTCGCGACGGGCGCCAATGCCAACGTGACACCTCAGGCGGAATGGGAGAATTTACCTGCTCTCTTAACCGGATTCAGTTCAGGTAAAGCATCCTCTGCTCAGGTGAATAAAGCCATTCGGCAAGCTTCATTTGTGGCGGCAACACTGGCACAGTTTATTGCTGAACAGTCAGGAGAAGATGTTCGGGATGACGGAGATCAAGCTGGGCTGGTAGCTAAAATGCTTTCAGCCATCAATAAAACCTCTCAACCTCTCGACGAAACACTTGTGGCTCTCGCTGCGCTTACTACCACTGCCAATAAGCTTCCTTATTTCACTGGCAACGACACTGCAGCCGTGACGGATTTAACCGCGATCGGCAGAAATATTATCGGGAAAGGTTCTATAGCAGATGTTCTCTCATACCTTGGATTGGGAGATGGTTCATCGTTACCCGTTGGCGTGCCGGTTCCGTACCCGTTAGCCGTACCACCAGCAGGCTGGATGAAATGCAACGGTTCGCCTTTCAACCTGACAAGTTACCCTGCGCTTGCCGCCGTGTTCCCTTCCGGGGTGCTTCCCGACCTGCGCGGTGAGTTTATCCGTGGCTGGGATGACGGGCGCGGGATTGATTCGGGGCGGGCTTTATTATCCGCGCAGCAAGGTAGCTTAATGGCGCTATCGGTCTCTGCCAACACCGATGATGACAGAATAAGTATAATGCATATCTATAGCCCGCCGAGTTATGAAGCCTTAATCAGCGGTGTGGGTATGGATTCAATGAATGGATACCAGAAGGTCTTCGGTGTTAACAAATTATCGTCAACTCTGACGGCTCCAGATACAACATCACCACTGGGTACGACTGTTACAGGTAATCCTGCGGTTGGTGGTGTAGCCAGGCCGCGAAATGTGTCGTTTAACTACATCGTGAGGGCAGCATAATGAGCGGCAAAGAAATTACATTAGATAAAAACGGCTTCGCCACGGAATCGGGCTTTATTACCGTTTACAACTACGACGGCGCGACGCGTGAATATATCGGCTCATCGTTAGAATATCTGCCGTTCGGCGTTGGCGTTCCTGCCCATTCATGCATTGATGCACCAATCAGCAAAAAGGATGGTTTCGCAATCCGCCGCAATGCTGATTCAACTGGTTGGGAATACGTTGCAGACCATCGCGGCGAAACTGTTTACAGCACTGAAACAGGAGAATCGAAAGAAATCACAGCTCTGGGTGATTACCCTGAAAATACAACCACTATCGCCCCGTTAACGCCATTCGATAAATGGGATGGTGAGAAATGGGTGACGGATACCGAGGCACAGCATAGTGCCGCAGTAGACGCGGCAGAAGCACAGCGCCAGTCACTGATTGATGCAGCAATGGCTTCCATCAGTCTGATTCAACTGAAATTACAGGCCGGACGGAAGCTGACGCAGGCAGAAACAACCCGGCTTAACGCTGTGCTGGATTACATTGACGCGGTGACGGCAACAGATACCAGCACCGCGCCGGATGTCATCTGGCCTGAACTGCCGGAGGCGTAGGCCATTCAATATCTGGCACACTGGAGGGATCAACCAGTTCCAGTGCGTCCAGATAATCCAGCCACAAATTATATTGCATCAGGAGTTTCTCGCCAGAAAGTGGCGATCATCTATGATGTTGGCGTATCGACTTTGTATAAGAGGTTTCCAGCCAGGGTTATATAAAACCGCAGACACGTCGTATGCAAGAACGCGCTGCGGCTGGCTGGTGAACTTCCGATAGTGCGAGTATTGAATGATTTCCAGCCGTTACAGATTATACTATGTTTTCAGTAGAACGCTTAGACAAAACTGAGACACGCAAGGCTTTGCACCGCTTTGCATAGCTTTGCGTTCTCTGTGCCATATTTGTGACATGCACACAGAAACAAGCTTCATCATCTTTCGTCTTGTGCCACTGACTTGAATGCTGTGAATGCGGTCAAGGCCAGTAAAAACAGTAAGTTAAATGTGGTGCTTCACATTCGTAATGCGAAGGTCGTAGGTTCGACTCCTATTATCGGCACCATCAACAGAAAATCCCGTAAAAACAGCATTCTTTAGCATGTTTATCTAACGGTTTGTAACTTCTGTTCTAACGTCTGTTAGCACTGGTAAACGCCTTTGCGTTGTATCGGCTCAAGTATTGTACAACGTACTGGCGGGTAGTTACCAGGCTCAAGCCCGAACAGCATAAGAAATTGTGCCACCCTTTGAAGCTGGAAGAGTTGCCGGACTCTCTAAACACATCACTTGAACCCTTAGCTATACATTCCGCGCTTCGTGCGGCGCATCAATGATGCTACACCTTGTGAAAGGTTGCAGAGAATAAACAGGCGTAATGTTGGGAAGACTAACCGGATCGGGAAAGAATCCGGCTCTGCCACGGCTTCGATCACCGGACTATAACGATCACCTGATAAGAGAACATGCTAAGGCTTTATCTCCCCTGCGAAGGGGGCTAAATTCAGCGGAAGCGCTACGCGCCGCCCTTTCTTATGTGCCCAACACGGCACGTAATGGTCATCTATTGTCTGCACCACTGTAACTTTCATTGTAATGTCTCTCTGCTGTACGGTAAGCCCAAGCGAACACTGGCGGATTTAGCGGAGGTGATACCATGTCAAAAGCTACGAATACAGCAGCCACTAAGCGCAACAACCGTAAGATTCATACCCGTAAATTTCTGGCAACTCCAGAGGGGAAAGCCTGGCTTGCTAAGAAGCAGGAAGAAGAGGCAGAGATTAAATTAGCGCGAGCGGCTAACGCAATGTTTTAACCTACCGATCATGCTGCTAAATGGCTTGTTTTGTCCAAAATCTGCGCTACGCTACCTTTGATTACCCACAGCAAAGGATAAAAATTATGACAAAAGTGAATCGCCACGGGTTTAACAGACACCTCAGAGTCATTTAAGATGGCTTAAAGAGAGGTGCCCATGAGCGGTAAGCGTTATCCCGAAGAGTTTAAAACTGAAGCGGTCAAACAGGTTGTTGATCGCGGTTATTCTGTTGCCAGCGTTGCAACACGTCTCGATATCACCACCCACAGCCTTTATGCC